CGCAAGCTGTTTCCGATTGAGTGTCACGATTTGATGTGCAAAGTCGGAGAGATTGTCGTGGTGGGTGGTGTACGTCGCTCTGCCCTGATTAGCCTGTCCAATTTGAACGACGATCAAATGGCACACGCCAAGTCCGGTATGTGGTGGGAGAACGAGGGCCAACGTGCCCTAGCCAACAACTCTGTAGCGTACAAAGGTAAGCCAGAGATGGGCACCTTCATGCGTGAGTGGGTGTCGCTGTACGAATCCAAGTCTGGTGAGCGTGGTATCTTTAACCGCCAAGCTGCAGACATACAGGTGGGCCGCAACGGACGCCGTGAGCAGGGTCACATGTGGGGAACAAACCCATGCAGCGAGATCATCCTACGTCCATACCAGTTCTGTAATTTGTCAGAGGTGGTGGTGCGTGAGTCTGACACACTCAAGACTTTGAAGCGCAAGGTACGCTTGGCAACCATCTTGGGAACTATGCAGTCCACACTCACTGATTTCAAATACCTGCGTAAAGTGTGGAAGGACAACACAGAAGAAGAACGTCTACTTGGTGTGTCACTGACTGGCATCATGGATCACTCCGTCCTGTCCAAAAACGTGGACAGCAAGCGTTGGCTTGAGGAGATGAAACAAGAAGCAGTGGACACAAATAAAGAGTATGCAGAGATGTTTGGTATACCTGTGTCTGCCGCCATCACGTGTGTAAAGCCCAGCGGAACCGTGTCACAACTTGTTGATGCAGCCAGCGGTATTCATGCACGTCACAACGATCACTACGTGCGTACTGTGCGCGGGGACAACAAAGACCCACTCACACAGTTTTTGATGGACTCTGGCGTACCTGCAGAGCGTTGTGTGATGAAACCAGACTCAACTGTTGTGTTTTCTTTTCCGATGAAGTCACCAGATGGTGCTGTCACTCGTACAGAGACTACTGCTGTTGAGCAGCTAGAACTGTGGAAAACATACGCTCTGCACTGGTGTGAACACAAACCGTCTATCACTGTCACTGTCAAAGAAGATGAGTGGATGGAAGTTGGTGCGTGGGTGTACGACAACTTTGACGTGGCGTCTGGCGTGTCGTTCCTTCCATTCTCTGATCACACATATCAACAGGCACCATATCAAGACATAGAGCCTGATGAATATCTGGAGTGGAAAGACCGTATGTCATACGTCAACATTGACTGGTCAAGGCTGCAGGACTTTGAAAAGGAAGACACGACTACTGGCTCTCGTGAGTTAGCGTGTACCGCTGGTGTGTGTGAAGTTGTTGACCTTAACGCTGCATGATAGAAGGTACAGATATGCCTACGTGGTGGCAGTGGTGGCTAATACTGGCTATCACTGTCAACACCACGATTAACGTGATAGTGTTCTTTAAGCACAGATTCAAAAAGGCGAAAGATGGCGGGTAAAAGGGAAAACAAACCACTTGTGTGGAAACGGGGAGTAGACTATATTATCTACAATCCGCCACGCAAGTCGGAACAAACTGAAGAATGGAAGAAGATAAAGGACAAAGAAAATGGCAGACAGTAAAGAATCTGTAGTCAACATTGACGATAAAGAATACCCGCTTGATGATTTGGATGCCAATCAGAGGTATCTGCTTGTTCAAATACAAGATGTAACAAACAACATACGCAGCTTGAACATGAAGATCGCGCAGTCACAGGCAGCACTAACTGTGTTCAAAGACACTCTTGTTAGGTCCGTAAAAGAGACAGATGATACAAGTCAAGATAACGCCTAGTATAATTAGTCGCGCCAAAAAGAAAGCCGCCACTGTAGGTAATCTACAGGGCAGCATCACTGGTAGCTTGAGTCATGTCGTGGGTGCGATAGGCGAGATCATTGTAGCCGATGCAATGGGTGCTAATGAGTCTAACACCTACGACTACGATTTAGTGAGGGACGGGGAGCGTATTGACGTGAAAACAAAACGCTGCAACACCCGCCCCTTTCCACACTACGATTGTTCGGTGGCTGCACACGGGACCAACCAAAACTGTGACAGTTATGTTTTTGTTCGTATTCTTACTGACACATCTCGTGCGTGGATATTAGGTTCCATACCAAAACAAGATTTCTACACAAAGGCAACAAAGTATAAACGGGGCGACGTAGACCCCGCAAACGGTTTTACATTCAAAGCCGATTGTTACAATCTACCTATTAGTGAGTTATCTGATGTCCAAAAAAGCGAAGCTGTTTAACTTCGAAGTGAATCTCATGCAAGACGGTAAACTTGAATTGTTGTGTGACTGTGTGAACCCGGAGGAGTTTGAGAAAACAATGAACAATGGGTTGCCTGAATATGACGGCGCACACTCAATAGCAACCCTGCTTCGTTACGTCAAATCTATGTCAGATGAGATCATAGAGAAGTCAGGCAAGTACGTTTAAATAACACCACGTCCCTTGAGGATATCTGCTTGTGTGATTTTACCGTCTTTATTTAAATCAGGAAAAGTTTTTCCGCCCTTTTTCATTCCCATCATTTTTGGCTGCTGCATGGTTTGATTCTGCATCATATTTTGTTGCGGCTGTGTAGCCGTCATCATACCGCCCCCGTAAGCTTTCTTGCGGGGTTTCTTTTTGGTTGCCATTCCGCCGTACATCATTGGCTTGCGCTTTGCAGCACCGCCGTACATCATGCCTTTGCGTTGGCCGTTAGTGTAAGTTTTCATTAGTTTTCCTCCGTGGGTATTGCTAATTGCTCTTCTAGTATTCTTGTACCTTCACTTCCCAACTGTCCCAACTCTGTTACAGCAAAGTCAGTGACCATGTTGGTAAAGGTATCCAAATCTTTTTTAGTCATGTCTTGAGGAAACTTTATCAGTCGCAACATTATATCTGCTGCTTCTTTGTTTCCTGCTGCAAGTTTCATTAAGTTTAGTCCAGACTGGAGTGCGAGGTTTACACCAATCTCTGCAGCAACGTATTGGGGACTAACCATACGTCTTGCAAGGTTGAATCCACGGGCCATGATGTTACCGGGAGTCATAGGATTTACAATACCTTTTATTCTAGGCTCACCACTTTCCATGATGCTACTGCTGCGACGTAGGTATTCTTGCTCTTCGCTTAATGTTTCTGCCATGTCCATTATAAACTGCTGATGCTCACGGTCCATATAACGAGACAAGATAGTTTTTACATTGTCGTTTTCAAACGCAGCAACTAGCATTTCAGGGTTGTACATAGCGTGGTTGGTAAATTCTTTGCCGTTCATGCCGACGCTTTTGGCCCCCTGAACAGGAGCGTACCCTGCGTACTGCATCATACCGTTTGTAATCAAATACGATATACCGCGATCCAACACTTCTTCTGTGTTGTAGGATGTTCCATTACGTCCTGTAAACGTATCTCCCAACCTAGACTTCACTGTATTGACAAACGAATCCAGCATAGCAGGATCACCGTTTACAACCATTCGCTCAAAGAATTGTTGAGGGCTTGTTTCACCTAAAAACTTGGAAACAAGAAGAGTTCCTTCATCTTGTATACCTTTATTAGCGATGATGGTAGCTTGAGACTCGTTAAGTTTGCTTTTTACTTTTGTGGAATAGCCCTTGTAAGCTTCAAGTATCTCTATGTCAGAACTGTCTGCAGCACCACCCTCTTTAACGGCTCTGTTTATTATGTTAGACAGAGAATTTTCCTCTTGTATCATTGCCCCAAAATCAATCAGCTTTACTTTTACAGGCTGATCTTTTCCAGCTATCTTGGCAGTCACTGTAAATATTTCTTGTAGTTGATTTAGGTTTTGTGAGGCTTCAAAGTTGTAGCCGCCTGTCATTGCGGTTGCTACTTGTGTTGTAAGTCTTTCTTTCAATCCAGACGTTATGTTCTTTCCCCACTTGGCGTATACCAATTCCTCTAGATTTCCTGATAAAAGTTTAAAGTCGTTTAGTCCCTGTTCGGATGTCAAATCAAAAACAAACTCTCTACCCTTTTCCAGAGTGATATCACTGAACTCTTCTATGAGTTGATTGCGAGTTTTAATCAAAGAGCCTAAAGCATCATCATCTCCCCGCAAAGCTTTTTCTACATTTTTGATCATAGGATCAAACACGTCTATAGGGGTATCTGTTTTATATGCTACAGTAAAGAGTCGATCTGACATTACCTCTGGAGATATTTCTTCACCAACTGCAATGTTTTCAAAAAATATAGTTTCTCCCTGTTCGATTGCTTCATTTTGTTCAGCTATAGGATCGTCTATTTTTTCTATGGCTTTTACTGGGCCGTTTTGAGACTTATGAAGTTTGGTAAGGGGACCACCTGCGCGAAGCTTGTCAAACCACTCTGCTTGGTAGGTTTCTCTAGCGGATTGCCA